AACAACGATCCGGAACCGAACAACGATCCGGAACCGAACAACGATCCGGAACCGAGACCCGTTAACGCGGGTGTCGAGGACGACACGCAAAAACACGGACGCCGACTGCCTAACGGCATGACGTGGCACGAACAACAAATTCTTAACCAAACAAAACCCATCAACATGGAAAAGACTTTCAGAGAGTTGAATTGCGACGCCGATTTTCAGAAGCGTTTGCACCAGCTCGGCGCGGCGTTCCGTACTGGCGCTACGGCCGCAGACAAAACTACGGAGAATACCGAAACGGTTCGTATGCTCGCCTGCTCGATGCTGAACGACGAGCGTATGGTAACGCTCGCTTCGGCAGCGAACTTCACCAACGGGGTGACCCACGAACGTAAAAACGGACTTCGCGTTCTCGTCGAGTGCGCCGCTGGCGGTGCAGCCGCCGACACGCTGGCCGCTGCTGACCTCGGTGTCATCAAGTGGTTGTCGCTCTTCTACGAGAAGCTGCTCCCGAACAACACGTTCATGCGCTCCGTACGTTTCGTTCCGATGTCGGACCGCGAGGGTGCCATCTACGTTGAGTCGGGCGTGAACCCCGCAACGTACGTCGGTTCTGTCACCCCGGTCAACGCTCCCCGCTACTTCTACGAGGACATCAAGCGGACGATCGCCCGGCAGGTGTTCTCCATCCAGCCGATGACGTTCCAAAACGCGGAGCTTGCCATCCTTGCGTACGACAAGCAGTCGTGGGGTTGGACGATCGCTATGGATTCGCTCATGGCGAAGGTGGCTACGTTCATCCTTCAGGTGGCAGCGAACACCACAGGTGTGTCGAAGGTTCTCACCTCGGGCGAAGCCGTTTCGTCGGCCGGTCTGTTCCCGATCGAGGCTCCGAAGTCGGGCGTGAACATCAAGAAGCTCGCCCCGACCGATCTCGTGTACCTCGTAGGCCAGTTCCTCATGCAGAACTACGTGCTCGACAATCGCCGCGTGGAGGTGGTACTCCCGTCGCAGATTTACACGATGGCAGCTGCGAACAAGGACTTCCAGACCGTTCTTACCCGTGGGCTGTCCGGTGCAACCGGCTCGGGCTTCGAGTGGAACGGCATGAAGATCGGCCAGCGTAACCCCGTTGCACGTTACAACACCGCGAGCAGCAAGCCCGAGCTCGACCCGGCTATGTACGCAGACTACACCGTAGACGCTGACGGTACCTCCGGGGCTATCGACCCGGCTGTTACGAATGCGAACACGGTTGGCGCAGGTGTTGCGTTCGTCGAGAACGAGATCATAGCGGGCATCGGAACGATCGACGTGATCGTCATGCCGGACCCGACCAACTACGGCTACACGTACTCGGGTTGGATGTCGGCAGGTGCAACCGTTGCTCGTGAAGGTGGAAAAGGTGTCGCACTCATCGTTCCCGCTCTCGCCAACTAAACTCAAACATGAAGGTACGTCCGGTAACACGGGTGTACCTTCTATAAAACGTAGAAACTATGGTAGCACCCAAATTCAACGTCAAACAGATCGCGGACATCGCGACGCAGGTTCGCCGCTACAAGACGCTCCACGTAACGACGGAAGGCGTAATGTTCCGCACCAAGCGGGCAGCCGAGGAGGCTGTACGTACCCGAAACATGATCTTTGAGGACGCAACGCAGTTTGTGGCCATCAAGGAGATCACCGAGAGCGACGTAACGAACGAAAAGCTCCGCTCGTACGCGAAGGACCTCGACGCGTTCAACGAACTCTTCAAAGACGCCTACGTTCCCGTACAGAAGGGAAAGAAGGCAGCCGAAAAGAAGGACGAGGGCCCCGCACCGATCTCGAAATCCGAGGAGGACGAGATCATGGCCGCACTCAAAGGGGGGGCCGACGCGCAGCCCGAAGCCTCGAAAACGGAGGACGACGCGCAGCCCGAAGCCTCGAAAACGGAGGACGAGCAGCCCGAAGCCTCGAAAACGGAGGACGAGCAGCCCGAAGCCTCGAAAACGGAGGACGGGCAGCCCGCAAAGGAAAACAAAAACCCGTTCAAAAAGTAAACCAACATGGCAAGAACTGGCATTTCGATCGTAGTGGCTAACACTACGGTTGGGGACAGTCAACCTGTGAACACTAACACGCTGCTTGTTGTCGTCGGAGCGACGGCAACAAGTGGTGGTAGTTTGCAGTTCGAACTGGACACCCCCTATATGATCCAGTCGGCCGACGAGCTCGAAACGTTGCTCGGTGTTACGAAGGATAACAACGCAGACCTCTACAAGCAGGTGAACGACTTCTACGCACCCATGTCGGGTGTCAACAACTCGGGAACCATCTTGTGGGTAGTAGGTACGAAGTCCCCGAACACCGGCGTTACCGATAAGTTGGCGGATTGGGTACGTGCTACGGTCACGAGCGGCTTCCAGTACCGCCCCCGTAACATCGTCATTTCGACCGACCCCACCGTCGAAGGCATCGCGCAGTCGGACGTGCAGACCGTAATCGACGAACTCTACACGGAGGGGTTTGCGACCGTGTGCTTCTTGGCAGAAGCGAAGCTCCCGGAGGGGGCCATCACGACGATCTACTCGTCGCTTCCCGATCTCTCGTCGGAGAACGCACCCGCAGTAGGTACGTGTATCGTAACAAACGCTCTCAAAGGTCGTGCGTGTGTAGGAGCCCTTTCGGGCCTTCACGTGAGTGTGTCACTCGGCACGTCGGTTGGAGACGCTGGTCTCCAGGCGTTCGCCGATTCGTTGTGGTACATCGACAAGTCGTCGGACGCTTACGTTAACACCCCGTGTGCATCCGTACCGCTCGTCGTGGTAAATACGCTCGGGGATAAGCAGTACATCTTCGCGCGTACGAGACCACCGAAAAACGGGCTGTGGTGGAACGACGGGGCGACAGCCGCAGAGGCCACAACCTCCCTGTCCACGATCGAAGCCTCGGCTGTAATCGCAGCTATGGTCGACGATCTCCGCGAGTTCCTCACCCCGTATATCAACTCGAAGGTGCCGTGCAAGGCTAACGGTGACATCGACCCGACGTACAAACAGGTGGTTATCGACAACGCACGTTCGTCCGTCATCACCCCGTACGTAGAGGATGGTGTTATCTCTGACGCCCGAATCACGATCAACGCTCAAAACAACGACATGATCGGCACGCGTACGTGGGAAGTGACGCTCGAAATCCTCGACGCCCCGACCCTCCGCTGGATCGACGGAAAGGTGTTTTACGTAAAATCCCTTGAATAGGTATGCCACAGAACGTAATCCCCGCAAGAGATTTTTATCTCTATCTGAATTTCGACGCTATCGGGGTAGCCTTTCAAGTCGAAACAGGCGCTAACTTCAGCGCGAATATCTCCGGTCAGACGGACGATATTGGAGCGTTCTCGACGGACGAACCTATCGCCACGGACAACGGCGGCAATACGTACGATTTGGGCTTCTCGTTGCAGGAGGCAGAGGCGCAGCGTATCTTGGACGCGCTCGCAGCAGCGACTGTCAACAACGAAAACGGCTCTATCGTACATATCCGCGACATCGTTGAGTCCGCTACGATCACCACCGTGTGGAAAAAGCTGCGTGACGTTCCTGCTACCTCTACCATCGAGACGTACACTCGCTGTACGGGTGTAGAGGAGAGCGACAACGTAGAGCGCCGCTCCACCGAGACGCTCAAAAACTGGCGATTCCGCGCCCGCGGCAAGTCACGAGTGACGGTTCCGTTGTAGTTCGCTACGTTTTCATCGGGGCATCTATAACAAAGTCCCCACTTCCGGATGCAGGTTTGCAGGCCCATAACGTAGGCCCATGCGGTTCGACTCCCGTTCCGGAAGCACATTTGTTCAACCAAAAATCTAAAGCTATGGCAGAGATCAAAACGCGTAAAATTACGCTCAAAAACGTAAAGACAGAAACCGGATCGAAGGACATCACCGTGGAGGTTGTTCCGTTCAACGATCGAAACGACTCCCACGTAGAGTTCGCTTTCGGTATGTCCGACATGATGGGCCGACTTCCGTCACCATACTCGAACGTCAGCGATGCAGCACGCGCGTACGTAGAGCTGTTCGTCGTACACAAAGAGGAGGAACTCCACAACCCTGTAAGCAACGTATCGCTCGTTCGTGCAGACCTTCGGGCTTCACGATGCCTTCTCAACGATCCTATCTTTCAGAAGGAGCTGCGTGATTTTTTCGAGAACGCCTAACGTATCCCGACAAGGATATTGAGGGCATAGATAAAGACAAGCAGATCGAAGCGAAACGGATCGTATCGAACTATAAGATCATAGATCGTGTTCAGAAACGTGATCGTATGTTCATACGTAGGGTGTTCGTCTCGCACTATCTCAACATCCCGTACCATCTACTTCTTGACAGGAAGCTTTACCCTATAACGTTGATCGAGGAGCTATACGCCGCCTCGTCGTTCCTTATGAGGAACTTCGAACTGGCCCCGTTTGCTACCGACAACTTGGAGGACGCATTGATAAAACGTATAGAAGATGGCAAGTTATAGCATCGTACTCAACATATCCGGTAACGCTACGACACGTGCCGAAAAGTTGGCCGCTGCGTTGGCGAGAGCTGACGTTAGCGCGAAGTCTCTTGCCATGTCGCTCCGTGCAGTAGGTGCGGCTGCGCAGACTGTTCCGGTAAGGACTATACGTGTATCGAGCGCAGCGCCTCGCGCTGCGTCTGTTGCTCCGGGAAGGGAGCCGTCAATGTATACTCGGCATCGCTACACGCGTGTAGGGTCCTACGGGTACGGTTTCAGTTTTGGGGGGTTCAGCGCACGTCTCTCGTCCATAATTCAGCCCGACGAGAACGGTCAGTTGTTCGGTATGGACGCCGCAAAGTTGGCTCGAACGGTTAACATTGCGGGCATCACTACGAACATACTTGCGTCTGTTGGGAAGGCGCTATTCAAAGCCACTGCGTACACCACTATCGGGTCATACGCCGTAGGCGGAATAGGTTCGATGATGATGACGAAGTTCCTCATGTCGGAGGGTATGGCCGAAGGCGTACGTATCTTGCAGCGTAGGAACCAAGCACGTTTGGGCCTCGGAGGAGCCTACCTTCAAGCACAGGGTAACGCGGATGCTCTTGCACGAGATTACGGTCTCGACAGGTCCGCGGCCATATCGGCGATTAACGTTCTGTCCGGCATGGGTGTGGCCAATACTGGGAGCAAGCTGACTGTAAACGATGCTACGGCGCTAACGCGTGTCGGAGGTCTTATATCGCAGCAGGCAGGCGTCTCGTTCGAACGTGTGATGACTAACATACAGCAGTTAATGGTGCAGAGCAACCCGAACATCCGAGATATTCGAGAGCTCCTTAACCAAGCCCCGATCCTCGGCCGATACGCTATCGACGAAATGGAGCGTAAGGGTATAACTGGTGTAGACAAAAACACGTACCTCAAGGATCAAAGTAACCTGCTATCCGTCCTTACACGCTACGACGTGGAGAACGCATCAAGCCCTATCATGCAGGCTCGCGGTGTTGTAACTGTCGCACAGCAAGACTTCTACGCGAAACTCGCAGAAAATACGAGCTGGCTTACCGTAGCAGGAAACGCGGCTGACATACTCGAATCGTTCGGTGATGCGTTATCAAAATTGATAACGTCGCTTACGTCTAACACGGGTTTTATGAACTCGGTTAACGCCTTAACCTCTTTGTTCGAGTACGTTTCCGAAAACTCGGATATTATAGTAGGTATGCTGTCTAAAGTAGGCGGTAAGCTATACGATACGTTCGGCATTGATATAGGTGATCTTCGCGATCAGTACGTAGGAAGAACACAAAGGCAGCAGACCATACGAACCGTAGCTGGTCGGTATATGGAGGACGCCTTTAGTATGTTCATCGGTAGTGGAGCAGCCCGAAGCAACGATCCGGACGTACAGCGTAAAGAGTTCGAAACGTTCTTTTTACCTTTGGTAAGTAGATGGGCAAGAGACCCCGAAAAACTCGGTGCTGTGCGCTTCAACTTCCCTGCTGCGTACGAAAGTTGGGACTTGTCAGGAAATACGAAGGGGTATAACTTCATACAGAACCGAAATTTACGGTATGTATTCTTTAACAGCCTGTCCGACGCTGAGAAACGTAACTATTTCATCCCGGAGGGTGCAGGGTCATACGTAGGTGCTACCCCCAGTTTTGCTGCGTATTTGTCGAGCGTGCCGAGCATGATGATGCTTGAGTGGTACAAAGACGCTCTGAACGAATATATGAAAGCACCGAAAATCCCCAACTACGGGGGTGCCGGGGGCGCATCGGGAGGCACAGGAACGGAGGACGACTTACGCGGATTTAGCCGTGATCGACGTTCACTTGTCATCAACTTCAACGACAAGTTGGTGGAGTGGAACTCGACCATCACGACGGACGACCCGCAGGAAGTTGTGGACGATGTTTTGCAAAACATTAACGCGTTAGTGTCGGCGGCTATACAAAAGGCTCTGCTCGGCGCTACGAACTCAATGAACTCACGTTGGTATTAGTATGAGCGTAGAATCTACATACAGGTCAGCCACCTCGCCTATCGTGCTGTCTCTTTCCACCGCGTGGATAGGAATAGGTATGACGCGTCCCGCTAAAACTAACGACGACGCGTTAGTTCCTACTCCGAGCTGGGCAAAGAAGCAGACCACCGCGGCGTCGAGCGAAAAGGTGTCAACCGGAGAGATCGACAGATACGACTATTCGAAACTGTGGTCCTTACAGATCGGTGACTACTTCATGCCGCTCTCTCAAACGTTTACGCTGCGGGCGAAAAAACGTCTCAACGTCTCGTCGCTCGTAGACGGTGTAGACATCATACAGCAGACGCGTAAAGAGGCAAAGACAATTGACTGCGTGCTGCGGCTCACCTTGCGTAACAATCAACAGAACCTTCAGATAATGAAGGTGTCCGAATCGGCGGGAATACCCGCCGAAGAGTCGACGTTATCCGATCCCAACTTTGTTGGAGCAAAAGTAACGGAGCTCGCACAGTTCTTGCGTGAGTTCTACGACGGTGACGCCGTCCTCCGGATACGTAACAAGATGATTAACGAGACCTTCGGTGTCGACTACGTATTCATATCGGAGTACAAGTTCACCCCGAAGGTAGGTATGGGAACTTACACGTTCGAGTTCTCGCTGACCGAGGTGAAGTACGGGGAAAACGTTCTTACTTTCAACTTGCGAGAGATAGACGCGGACGCTGGTAACAGAACACAAATAGAGGGTTAGTATGAACTCAAACATGGTTATATGCAGAAACGAGGTTATCATAGAGGGGGAGAACGTAGGACAGTTCGAGAGTTTCAAAATGCAATCGAACAGTCGTACATTCGGAGACTCCGCTACGCTCGTTCTTCCGCTCTACGCGCTCGGCGTCGTTCGGTCCGGAGAGGCAAGAAACCGTGTGAGAAGCGTTTTCAAAGCTAACGTCATTAAACCCACGTCCCTCGTAGAGGTGTTTATGTGGTACGACGGGATGGAGAAAATACGAGTGTTCCGTGGGTTTATTGAACACGTCGGAGAGGGCTTCCCTACCGTTCTGTACCTTCGAGACTTCACGTTTATGCTTCGATTCGGCTCTATGCAGAAGGGGTGGAACGGTAACGTAACGCTTCAACAGATGGTGAATGACTGCATACCTGTTGCTACGGAGGCGTTTAAGAAGGAGCGAGAGGTAATGGGGTTGTCACCCGACGTACCTAATTTATACTACGAACCGAACGATAAGGTTGTGCAGGCCACAACTACCCCGATCCCGGCGGTGAAGTTTGCGGTCGGAAGGTCCCCGTACGAGATCATGCAGTACTTAATGCAGTACTTTATGATGTGGGCCGGGGTAACAGAAGATGGTGGCGTGTTCATAGGTGCGGGCGTGGACGACAAAGACAGAATCCCCGTGACGGAACTCGATACGAGATACAACGTAGTAGGCCGAGACATCGTTCCAATGGACGGCCGTTTCGTAGACTACAACGTAGTGGTTAGCGGGCTGCTCGAAAACGGTAAGCGGTACACCTACACGGCTGGCCTCAAGAACTCTCGTACTACCGACCAACGTACGCAGTTTGACAAAAAGTACGGGGAGCCCGTACGAGCGTGGTGTAACCTCCAGTCAAAAGAAGGCATCGAGAGCTTCGCGGAACGTGTTTTGCAGCACCAAAAAGGGTTCCGAAATAAAGGTAGACTAACTTTGTTGCTGTACCCCAAAGTGAATATCCTCGATTCGATCGAGTATCACGACTCTCTCTTCCCGGAGCTGTCCGGAACGTACTACGTTTTGGGGTACAACTTGACAGCTAACGATGGCGGATATTTCCAAACACTTGAAGTTACCGACCAAATCTATATGCTATGAAACGAGGATCAATCGCGGAGGCCGCAGGCGAGGAGTTCGGATCGGAACTTGCACGTATGCTTCGCCGTTTCGTACTCAAAACCGTCACGGTCGAAAGCGTCGACGAGGAGAACAACGTTGCCAACGTTACGATATTTGAGGGCGACACACCCATACAGGTGCCCTTGTCCCTTTTCAATATAGGTACGTCCAACGTTACGATCGTGCCTACCGTTGGGAGCGTGGCGGTGATAGCCAACCCGAACGGAGACGATAACAACCCGCAGTTTTTGTGGTTTGAAAGCGTTGACAAAGTATCGTTCAAACGGGGGTCTATATCGGCTACTCTACAAGTAGACCCGGACGACGAATCAAAGGATTCGATCTCCCTCTCACTCGGGGAGTCGTCGATAGACGTAGCGTCTGACCTCATACAGTTTAACGGCGGCTCGCTCGGGGCACTTGTAGCGATAAGCAAGCTCACGGAACGGTTAAATAAACTGAAATCTGAGCTCGATACGCTTCAGAACAACATTGCTACGCACACACACCCGGCCCCGGGTGGAACCACGTCTACGCCAACGTTTATTAAAGCTAAAATATCATCGTTTTCCGATGACGATTACGCTAACGAAAAGATAAAACAATGATAGGTATTAAATACGACTTTGACGTAGGAGACGTAGTTATAGGCAATTCCGGGCAGTTTGAAACCGCTACGATAGACAATCAATGCGTCGCTTTGTTATCTCTATCGCAGGTGTGCCGACTGACGTATCTGTACTTTGGTGCGCAGGTAGGAGCAAGGCTCGTAAACGTACCTTACAACGGGGTTCAACCTGTACTATCTGACGCGCAGTCTATGGCTATAAAGGACGGCGCATCTAACGTTGAAGTAAAGGTGTCTAACGGAACGTTAACATTCTACGGTGACTATGGTAACGATTAAACAAAATACGAGCGTCGTAGACGTAGCTTTTAACCTATCCGGCTCTCTGACGGGGCTTCCTGCCGTAGTTGAACAACTCCCCGTTGGAGAGCGGGTAGGTTTCGATACTATGCCCGAAATGTGGCAAGACGTACCCGACATAGGTCAGACGTGGACACCCGACCTTCAAGGCACGACCCTCGATCTGTCTGTACCTATCTACGACACGCTCGGGCAGGCGAAAGCACCATATTCTACCAATCTGTTCATGCTTCAAAAAGCGATAACGGATGGTGAAACGTATCTCGAAACATTGTCTAACTTAATAGACTAAACGTATGGAAAAAATTATTAACTGGTTTCTGACTTCTAACCGATGGCTTCACATCCTCGGTTGTTTCATTCTTTCCCTCGCTTTCGGTTGGCAGGCCGGAGTAGGCGCTATGTTCGCCACGGAGGTGAAAGACGTTCAGTATGCAAAGAGCACCACGGCGTGGGACTGGATTGACGTTCTTTGCAACGGCATCGGTACCGTCCTCGGAGGGTTGTGCCACTTTTTAATCCTCCGATAGTATGGCCGAATTTTTTACGTTGGACGAGCTGACGCATTCCAGCACAGCGAAGTCCCGGGGGATAGATAATACCCCCGGGCCGGAGGAAACGAAACGTTTAAAGTACTTAATGGACCACTGCCTCGACCCCATCAGACGAGCGTGGGGCAAACCTATAACTGTAAACAGCGGGTACAGGTGTAAGGCGCTTAACGCTGCGGTTGGTGGTGTAGCGACCTCGCAGCATCTTCGGGGGGAGGCGGCCGACATTACTACGGGTAGTGTGGAAGGAAACCGTAAGCTATTTGAAATGATAGCTTACAGTGCGTTTGATTACGATCAAGTAATCGACGAAAAAGGGTACAGTTGGGTACACGTTTCGTGTAAAGAGAACAGCATAGGTAACAGAAAACTCGCTATTCATTTGTAGTATGGGAGCCGTGTCTACTATTATGGCAGCGTTACAAGAACTGCTGCCGTCCTTTGCTAAAAGCAACGGTTCGATCGAAGCCAAAATCATCGACGTGGTAGGCACGTTTGCCGATACGGAAAAGATCGAAAGAGAGAATACGCTGGCCGCTATAAACGCAGCCCTTGCGTCGCAAAAAATTACGACGGTAGAATACTACCGCCGTAAAGCCGTTGCGTTTCAACTCGGGGACAATTTGGTGTACGACCCTGTAAATCAAGGTGGGTACTACGAGGTGGTAAACGAGGAGAACCAAATCGTGAAGCAAGCGTATATAGTGGGTGGGTACCCGTTGTTCACGCTTCTCGTAAACAAGATAGGCCCCGACGGGCACCTTACTACGTTAACGTCCGATGAGTTGGCCTCGTTTAAAACGTACTTTCAAGCATTTCAGCCGCTGGGTTTGAACCTTAATATCGCCTCTCTTCAAGTAGCGAATATTACAGACCCCGGTATAAAAATCTACGTACGGTCCGGGTCTGACGCGTCTACCGTAGCCTCGGAGATTAACGCTAATCTAAAGGCGAATGAGTCTGTACTGCGATCCACAAATACCGTATCTATGTCCGAAATCTCGGACGCGATACAGAAACAGTCAGACGTTTTGGCTGTCGGCTTCAGCCCGTCGCTCATGGCCACGGAACAGCAACTGGACGGCTCTACGGAGCAGATTTTCCCGTCGGAAGGTCTGTTCAAGCTGACCAACGGGGCGTTTACGTTCGGGACTGAAATAACGGTAAATATGATTAAAACGTTGCAGTAATGTTTAAATACATAGACATGCCGAAACTCGTGGCTTTATACCTCCGCGAGTTTTCTCTACGAAAAGACGGGGAGACGTCCGTACTGTTCAAATTTATCTTTTGCCTTTGCCTACCGTTCATATCTCGAACGTTCCGCAAGGCGAGATTGATTGCTTTGGCTATCGCCGAATGCACGAATAGCCAAGATCAGATCGTCCGACTTCTCGAAAAAATAACAGGTGTGTCTGTTGAGATCGTACCCGAATACTCGGATTACAACGTTCAGTACGATGGTACAGATGAAGTACCCGAGTTCTCGTACGACGGCACGTCCGACACACCTGTCGTACCGTACAACCTTGTCGCTAACGCTGGGGGCATAAACATAACTCTCAACGGGGCTTCGCAGACGGAAGTGGAGGGGTACGTATCGCTGCTCATACCTTTTTATATTGCACTACACGTAAACTACATTCAGTAATGTCCGGAATTAAGACAATCAATCCAGCAAATCCGGGCCTCAAAAGGCCGTTCAGACTTTCGGATTTGCAAAACGTATGGGATGGCCTCACCGAGGCTCTCGCATCGGAGACGCTTAATAGCGACACACCTATCAAAATCGTAAGCGGTCTGCACATAATCGGGGGTATACTTACTCCCGGGGTGATTGCTTATAAAGGTAAGCTGTACTACTACGAGGGAGGGACCGACGATAATGGCGGGTTCTTCGAGGGCAACGACATGTACGTTGCGACAATTGACGACGATGACAGAACTTTGAGCACGGGGATCGTTCAGCCGTTTTACATCAACAACGTTATCCGAAGCAGCAAAGTTAATAGCGGAGCTATACGCATCCTTACGAACGTAACGGAGTTCGCACTCTCTCTATTTAGGTACATCCCTTACGTGAACGGTGGCGCTATTGTGAACGACACCATTACCAGGGAAAAACTCGTAAGTGGGTCCGTAACCACGGATAAGATTGCCGGTGACGCCGTTACTACGGATAAGCTTGAATCCGCAGCCGTAACCACGGATAAGATTGCCGATGCAGCCGTTACTGCGGATGAGATTGCAAATGGTGCGGTAGGTAATGCGCAAATAGCAGATGGTGTCGTTACACCGATTAAGTGCGATGCCGCTCCGTTTGTACGTTCGGGAGTTACCCTATTCACCGGTAGTTGTAAAATCGGCGTTACGGGTCTGTTCATCGTGACGTTGAGTCCCGGGCAGACGAATATAACGTTCGGGCCGGCAATACAGGGGGTGGTACACGTCATCGTAAGGAATACAACGGGCCAAGTTATAACAGTACGCCTTTACGGCCCTACTGCCGTAGCTAACTTCGGATCGTTCTCTGTTCCTGCGGGCACCCAGTACACCATAACTATGCGGTATACCACCGGGATGCCCAATACGGTGATAGAGGTGAAAAAACTTGACTTCTTTCAAACGTTCCCGATTCTCGATTAGGGAATCGTATAAAAGAAAAGACGTACGAATCGACTCGTACGTCTTTTCTTTTATATCCACATGCCATCAAACGCTTCAACGAGCTTTTCTATCTCGAAATCCGTTTCGAGCTCATACGGGCAGTCATCTTTACTGTATGCCGCAAATTCGAATCGTCTTACCACCACACGTTTTATCAGATAGTTAGTAGTGTCGGGGCAAACGTGGCTTTCAAAAGATATGAACGCTGACAGAGACATAAAAATATTTACGTCTCCATCTTCCAACTCTGCGACGGCAGCTATCGACCCGTCGTACCAAGCCGCACCATCTATAAAAAGGCGGGCTAACGACCGATATGCGCTATCCGTTACGTGAAATGTCTTCATTTTACAAAATCTTTTGCGTAATTCTCTTTTTTCCGAAGTATCGACAGAACTCGCTCATCTATCGTACCTCTTGCGATCAAATGTATAATACTAACCGCGGAGGTCTGCCCGCTACGGTGGAGACGTTTGTTTAGCTGGGCGTACAACTCTGCATCGTACGTTAAGCTAAACCACACGAGTACGTGGCCACCGAATTGGAGGTTAAGGCCGTGACCTACACTCGCAGGGTGAACAAGAGCCATCGGCATACGACCCTCGTTCCACGATACAACATCCTCGTCGGTTTCGATCCGCCGGGCCTTCGGAAAGGCTTTTTTCAACTCCTCGTACTCGCTCTTAAATTGATAAGCCACGAGGATGCCCCCGTCGAAGCCCTCCACGAGCTCCTTCAGCGCCTCGATTTTCTCCCTGTGCGTCGTCACGTACGTTTTGTGCTCGTCGTCTGTGTAGACAAACCCCGAGGCGAACTGGCGCAACTTCATACCGAGAGAGGTACGTGAAAAGGCGAGCAGCGTTTTGGCTTCACCGCTGTACGCATCCTTCCCTGTCTCCTCTCGATACGTCATGACGTACGACTCTTCGAAGCCGCCATATTTTTTCTTGACGCTCTTCGGCAAGTCGATCGTCACGTCTTTATACAAGCAGTCGGGAAGTTTTACGTCCGCATCGACTACGTACACGAGCGGCTTAATGTCGCGCATGAGTTGCGGGATTTTCGCCGGGTCGATCTCGAAGATCGTAACGACGCCGTTGACCCTGTACTTCTCACGCATATACCGTGACCGGAACTCTCCGAGCGTGCGGCCGACAGCCTTACCACCGTCCAGCAGGAACAGCTGGTGCCACAAACCTTCGTACCCGTTGTGAATAGGTGTGCCCGTCAGTTCGATACGTCGGGGCACCTTATTGCATATACGTCGGGCCTCCTTCGAACGCTTCGACTTGTGGTGCTTCATCATCGTGCTTTCGTCGATAACTACGCAATCCCAACAGCCGTGCGGTATCTCCTCGATCCTCGTTACACTACATACAGCTATGTGGTGTGTAGCAGGTTCGAGAAGGAACAACTTTACGTCCAAAGCCCTCTCGCAGTACCTAACGTTCAGCCCGGTACTGTTCTCTAACGCCTCCTGCGCCCACACGCTCTGTGCCACACGTTTTGGTGCGATTATCAGTACGTTCTCTACGCACTCTCGTGGGTCGATTATAAGAGCGGCGAGCGCAGTCAGCGTCGAGATAGTTTTACCAGCCCCCATTGGGGCCACCACGAGGAGGTTCTTTCGTTGAACCTCCTCGGCGACCATGCGTTTTTGATAGTCTCGTAATTGAAACATAACATCCTCCTTTTACGCAGACGTTACACACGCAGAACGGGCAGTCGTCTACAAAGCAAATCAATGATCCTCGTGCGTTACGATTGTACCTTTCGACTTACGGCCAGCGAGCTTCTCCAAGTTCATTTCGGCGACCTCGCTTAACGAGTAGCCAAAATGATCCGCAATACCAGCCACGAACCACAGAACGTCACCGAGCTCACCCATAAGGATTGCACGTTTACTTTCCGCTTCGTCGACATGGAAAGTATCGAATACGAGGAGATCATCCGTTACGTACGCTTCCTTCTTACGCTTCCACTTTGCGATCTTGTCGGCTATCTCTCCTACCTCGGCCACGAGGCCGAAGGCCATATACGTAACGTTGTTACACGATCCCATCCTCGTGCTCATGGCTCGGGTTTGGTACTCGTTAAGTCCTTTTACGTGCTGTTCTTTACTCTGCATACGCCCAATCCATAATCGCCCCGTCGAGGAACAGGATGTGATGACGAAGTTCAGACGTGAAGGCCGTAAGGTCACTTTCGAACGTAGGATCTACGTCCTTGCCTTCGATGTGAGTATGTACGATAGCAATGACCTTATTGAGCTCGTCTCGGGTAGTACGCAGAAACTCATCTACGTTATTCTGTGACTCCCGAGACGTTATAGACTTGTCCAACTGAACGTATGACGTCTTAGCCCAAATCTCCGAATCCCACTCGGGGACCTTTCCCAATACGCGAACGGTTTCGGCGATCCGATCAGCCCCGTCGAGAAGGGTTTTCCACACCTTATCCAACAAGGTATGGGCCGAATCGAATCCCGACCCGGCAACGAGCCAGTGGCGACCTTTTACGTTAATGGCCACAATCTCAACAGTAGCCAGCATTTTGTTCATTTCAAATTCATTCATAGCTTTTATTTTTTACGGTAAAACTTTGAGTTCTCGTTCATTTCGTACGTTTTATACGACTGCGCGTACAAATCGTAAAAATTAATTAACCGAGAGTCGAGTACGTACGTCTCGATCCCGTGTTTTTTAAGCTCTGCCTGCATGGCTACCTGTGCCGCGGAACATTCCTCGCCTGTGGTTTTTGTCTCCACGTAAAAGGTTCGGCCCGCTACGTGTACGAGGTAGTCGGGAACTCCCTTATTTGTAAGGGGATGCATTTTGAGGATCATACCCCCGGCTTCTTTTACAACCTCTCGAAGTCTACGTGCTACGGTAGTCTCGGATACGGGTTTTTCTATGTAGTTTTGCCTACGTCGAAGGGTCTTTGTGATTTTGTAGTCTTTTTCCGCTTTCACTTTAGCGACCCAGTTATCAACTTTTTTGTTACTCATACAATAAAAATTTATGGGTGTGTTTCTCACAGTCAATCTCTACGCGTAAAGTAACTACGGGGCACATCGCAGCATTAACTACGTCGTTGTTAAACACAACATCCGTTTCATCTACTATGATAGCCTCGCAGTTTTCAGCTATCGAGTCGTACGTTTCGTAAAACTCTTCGATAGTCGAAACTCGCTTATCTACTACTCGTTTCCCGTTCGTCGCGAGACGTTGAACGGCCGAAAAGCTATCATACGCTTTCCCGGATATGTTGAGTATCATTAGGTTTCGATTTTAAATCCAGCTCCCTACGAACAATTTTCGTACGTAAATTATACACCGTCCTCTCCGTAACTTTGAGTTTTTCGGATATGCAAGACGGGGACCCACCTTGCAGCAACAGGCACTCTACGGCGAGACGTATGCACCCCCTCTCCGTACACGGGTATACCGAGACCCAAAAATCCCGGGACCCGAAGTTCTCCGACAAAACGTGTATCACCTCCTCGGATGATTTGAGTATCTTTGCTTCCGGCAGCCTATAATAGGCGTATTTTATTACGTGCGATGGTACCTTCTCCGTTAGTAAAAGTCTTACTGTTTCAAGCTGACTTGTAATAGTCTCGTCCTTGTCGTTGGTTCTCACTATGCGTTTAAGCGCCCAAGAGAATAACCTCAAGCCGGAGTAGGGCGCTAAACGCGTTATGACCTTGTCATCAAGTCCAAATTTCCGGCTCTCCTTTAGTATCAAATCCGTCGTAGTCATCAATAGTATTTTTTAATTCCTTTGGTATCCTTCTACGTATCCAAGCTACACACGATCCGTACTCACCGAATCGTCGGTTAGCTGCGGTTTGGTCAAAAAGCTGCGTCCTACGTATCGCGTCAGCCACCTTTCGGCCTATCGTCGGGGTCATATCTTTACGTTCGTATTCATAGAACTCCCGCGCCACTTCAGTAGTACATACGTATTGACGAGGAGTTCCTGACCACACGTCTCGTGAGTTCAACCAGTATTGCTTGTGCTCGAACGTACTCATCTTATACCAATCAACAGGAACAGGCATATTAAGATAGTCGATCAACGCTCCGAGCTCGGAATCCTCCGCTTTGTGGACCGTTCTAAACTGACGGGCCTCCGCCTCGGCGGCATCCGACAATACGGGTAGCACACCTTGCAAATAGTAATGAACCGCTTCGGCCCAGTACTGGTCTACAAGATCGAGAAACGCTTCCGAATGGACGTCTATCTTTACTCGCTCCTTGTTGCAGATCATACCCCACCAACGTCGGCCATCCTCCGACGGGTCGTCGAGGAACACCACGTCGTTCGATGACGCAATAAATACGCATTGACGTTTGTACGTCTTTGTGTATTTAAGGTAAGCCGCACGATAGCGGTCTTCCCCTTTGGTGACGAACGCTTTTCGACTGTTCGTACTTTTGCTCTGCACTCCGTTCAACTCGGGTATCTCCATGATCCACACACCCCGTAACTGCTCGTAAGCCTCCTTGCTACCGTTGAACGTATAGAAAGTATCGGACCCCCAAAGTTTGGCCATACGTCGGATAAACTTCGACTTACCGAAACCCTCCTCCGAAACGAGAACAGGTATGTAGTCCATTTTCGAGGCAGGTATGAACACGCGTCTAACCGCACCTGTGAAAAACTTCTTTCCCACCTCGCGCGTGTATAGCGTATTGGGTACTCCGAAACAGTCTATGAAGATCGTTTCGAGACGCTTCACCCCGTCCCACTTGAGAGAGTTGAGATAGTCACGTACAGGATGGAACGCGTTCTCGTGCTCTACGATGTTGAGCGCATCCGTAAGGACCGCACGTGCGTCGAAGCCGTACTTATCCTCGAAATAGAGCCGTAGGTAACTTTCGTCCGTGTCGGTCATTTCGTCGTACGTTTGGATGTTTCGACAGTCCTCGTTCTCCGTCCGAATATCAAAAGTGCGCCACGACGGCGTACGCTTCAATACGGGCATTTCGCTGAACAGATCGTATGCAAAGATGTCCCGCAGCTCCGGGTCATACTTCAAGATCAACTGTGCGTTTTTGAGAGTCTTTTCGAGGTTTCCTTTGCTGTCCACCTCCAAACGTTCGTTGAGTATGGCTTTAGCCTCCTCATCGTCCATCCCGTCGATGGTAAGACGGTGAACCTTTCCACTATCCGCACGTATGCCGAGGCTTTCACACAACGACGCCATAGCCGCCTCGCCCTGCTTACCCTCGCCGAATTTATATAAACGTACGGCGTCGTACGCGTTATGACACCGACCGAGGTACGGGTCGGAGGAGTGATTCGAGTACAGATACTTGTCTTCGTAGATAACCCCACCACCGACAGTCGTAGCGCCTATGAGCGTGTAGCGGCCGCTTCGTTCTTTTCTCCATACGTCCTGTAAGTACGTTTCGATTGCTTCGCGGATCGAGACCTTCGCGCAGAACGCACCCACCAAACCTCCTTTGTACTTCGGGTCCTGTACCCGCACCTTCTCCGGTACAGGCACGTCGGACAGGTCCTGCCAGTTGTCGAGCTGCTCCAGCAACGGGGTTACGTCGAGTTCCTCCCCGTTCTCGTATTCGAAAAAATACTCCGCGTCCTTCGGGATAGACGGGAGGAACATGATACGGTTGAAGTCAAACGTCGAGACGTCGAGAGGGAGTTTGAACTTGTCATGCAATACGCGCATAATCGCTCCGTACTCGTCAGCAAGTACAATACGATTCAACGGAACGACGACCCGGTATCTCGGGTCATCCGGCGTGGAGCTGTGCGTGCTGTGTATGACGTACGCGTGTCCAGCGAGCCAGTCTCGTAACGCTTTTAGTGTGTCCTCTGCTGCCTCGTCGATGTCGATGACGAGCAACTGACGGTAGGTAACTTTCCTCTTTACGCACAAACCGCCGATGAAAAAGCCAACGTCTTTAACGTCGACCTTCTGTGATTTGCCCATTTGGGCGTATTGTGCCATCGTCTCGTCGGTACGAGTTACGTTCTTTAGGCGTTGAACGATCTCCTCCCATTCGAGCCGATATTGTTTTGTTGCTGTCTGTGATCGTTTGACCCCAAACGCTATGTCGTAAACACCCATTTACTTTATGTATCTGAAATCCGTAAATCCGTCTCCCTTTGTTACAAGCCCCGGAGCCCAATCTATCGGACGGGCCATTTCCTCCAACAAAACGTCCAGCGTATTTTCGCCTTTACGGCTTATGTACCACACCTCATCGTGCACTGACCCGACACACTGCACGTCAATGCGCGCACGTACGCGTTGCATAATGTCTACGAGCACGTCTCGGGCGATAGCTTGCGTTACGTTCTCCAGCAAAGTTCCTCCCCACATTTTCGTCCGCACGGCGTGCTCGCCACCACGCGAGTAGTCGAGGTAGTGGATAGCCCCTTGATCGAGGTGCGTACCTCGGTAGTAAAGGCATCGACCGCTCGGCAGCGTGATAGCCGCCGTTTTGCCATCGTACTTAAACGTCAGCTTCGCCTGGCCGCACTGCAAAACGGCTATGCCGGACCGCATCGCGCTCTTGAACGTGTTTTCAATGTCTCTCCACAATCGGCAAATCTCCGGGTTAGCCCCTCTCCATACGGCTACGAGGTTTGAAACCTTCTCGTCGCCCTGCTCTCGGTAGAAGTCCGGAGCGATACGTTCGATTGCCGCCGAGCCCCCGCCGTAGCCGAGGCCGAGCTCCGCGCACTTACCCATCTGACGTTCGGGCATACCTTTGTGAACGTTCTCGATATTGAACATTTTCTCGGCGGAACGTGAGTAGATGTCCTCGTCGTTGCGGAACGCATCCATACGCCACTTACAGTTAGCGAGCCACGCCACGATACGCGCCTCGATCTGCGAAAGGTCCGCGCACGTGAACTGGTTCCGCTCGTCTCCAGCGTAGATGCACAAACGTAAGTGCTGGCGGAGGTGGTCGTAGCTGCGCACCTTTGACAGGTCTGTCGACGCGTCGTCCGCACCGTGGGCGAAGTTCTGCAACTGTACGCCTCGGCTACTCCATCGCCCCGTATGCGCACCGAACCCGACAAACTCGCCTCGTAGGCAATCGTCGGGGCAGATACGCGTCTCGGCTTTTTTGATCTTTGAGAAGGAGGACCCGGTGGCCTCGTCGCGTAGTTCGAGAATTTCGTGCGTTATACCCTCCCGGGCTTTTTTGTTGAGGCTCGAAAGCGTGATACCCTCACGGTAGAGGGCCATTTGTACCTGCTTCGGGGACCTCAAATTTTGTATGCCGTACTTTTCACGGGCGGTGATGCCCGCACGCGTAGAATAGTACTCGGCCAACGCGCCAATTCGTCGAGCGAACTCCATATCGAACGGAACGCCGTTGAAGTTCATTTCGAACGTAAACTGCATCGTGAAAATCTCGATCGGGGGTATGGCCGCCATTTTGTTGTAGCATTCACGCATAACCTCGACGTCGAGGGCGGAGTATTCTTTGAAGCGTTCAAACGATTCGGGGTAGTCCTTCGGCTCGGGAAACTTAACGTGACCGCCCTCCATGACTATCTCTTTGCGTTTCGTGCGTACTGGCGAAGCGAAGAGAAGCATCTCCTCTTGTGACGCTTTTTTCGTCGTACGCAGAATCTCGGCAAGGTGTGACAGCTTTCGAGGGTAGCCAAAATACGCCGCTTGGTACGCTGTGTCCCACCAGTCCATCGGATTGATCTCGACGCCACAAACGTACTTTGCGATAGCCATATCGAACTCGGCGTTGTGTGCCACTTTCAAAACGCTTTGATCCTCCAGCGCCTCACGCACCTCATCGCTAACGTTGGTACACGTTCGTACAGGTTTGCTTCCGAATGCGTAAGATAATAGTGTAACTTCTGTGGTAGGGTCTGTGGCATACCTGTGTGCTCCCACGTCGGCCACGTTGAGTACGCTGCGCGTCTCGAAGTCTAAAAACAAAATTGATCTGTGCATATGCGTGGATTTAAGCGAATTGTGCGAGTGCGGGACCCGCCCCCGCGCACGTTACGTGCTCTGTTCTCGCTACCCGACTGTTTGACGTACAGTCGAAACGTACTACTCGTAGTCGGCCGGGTTGATGTAGTCGTCAACGCTCTTCGACATTCCGCCGATCTGCTCGCCGTCGGCCATACGCATGATGGCATGAACGTTGCATCCGATGCCCTGTGCAGCCGAGTTGTTGTATATCCAGAACGAAACGTTTGCGAAGATGTAGTCACCGTCGTGGAGCTCCTCGTCGGACAGACGCTCAACGTCTACGTTCGGCAGCGGAACGTTGTTGATGATGATGCGTTTCTGCTTGTCCGTAACGATCGGGCGGAAGTTCTTGCTGCCCACCTTCAACATGAGGTAGCCGCGGAACGCGTCCATGCCCTCCTTCTCGTCGGCGTACTCGTCGCCGTCCTGCAAACAGTTGTTTTTCGGGTTGATCCCCTTCGGGGTCTTCGACTTGAAGCCCGTGTCCTGCAACTGCTTGAACGATTTCATGTAGAACTCGTTCACCTGTGCGACCTTCTCCGCGTCGTCCTTCGGGATAAGGATGATTGCGTTGTACTTGGGTTCGCCTACGCCGCCCTTCACTTGCGTTTTCTCGAAGAGACCACGAGGGTAGACAACACGGCACGTCGGGGCGCCTTTAATCATGAAGTTTTCCATAGTTTAATATGTTTAAGTGTTTATAAAAAAGGTGAATTATTCTTATTTAATTATTTTGATAAGCTCGTTTACGACGATGTGGTGTATAATCGAGTCAAACGTTTCATCATATTCCGTCATAGCGTGCGCGAGCATAGATACGGCTCTATCAATACTTACGTTTATGTCCGCGCTCATTATACTGCTCTCCCGGCCAATACCTATACCATACGTTATCGAGCTAAAACAACCCGGGTCCTTCTCCACTTGATCCACCATGCGTAGCATACGATCCGAGAACCCGCCCTCCTCCTCGGGCTTTACGTACTTCTCGAACAGATCGGCTGAACGTGCGACGAGCTCGGATAGGCCGAAGAGTAACGACACCGTTGCTATTGGTAGGTTCTTGTACGTTTTGGTCGTGTTTCCGGCAATCACTTTGATGTTGCCGTCGAAATCCCTCTCTACCGAGAAAAGTTTCGTCATTTCATAACGTGTTTTCATAGTGCTGAATAAGTTTTATAAAAGTGGATTTTGTACGTTTGCAATCTTACACAACTTCACGATCCCCTCTGGGTGCGTGTGGTAGTAGTACGTCGATTTGTGCAACAGGGTCAACGGTATGTCGCACGGGTTGTCCTCGGAGAATCCCGCACGTTCGAATAGCATACGCAGATACCCGACGTTGCAGTGATTGTGGTACGACTTACGTCTGTGGAACTCGTCCTTCGGTTTCTCCTCCGTAAAGTACAGGTCTGCGAAATCCTCGGGAGTCAACGTGTTGTTGCACTCCAAGTACAGCGCCGTGTAGTCCCGCACGTCGATCTCCTCCCGAAACGCATTGAAATCTGTCGCATACAGTATGCGTTCCCCATCGTGCGTAATATCGAACCCGATACAGGGGATGTCGTGCTTTACGTTTATCGGGCGCACGAAATACTCGTCACCCGGCGCCGCGTCGTACGGTAGCCTATACGTTGGGTTAGGCAGCCCGTCGCCCTCGCACTCCAAAATGTTGACCGCCAAAAACGGCCACTTTTGGACTATTGCTTCGCTTGTAGCCCTCCCGGCGTATATAGGTATGCCCTCGAACCTTTGGAGCGCCTTTGTGTGGTCCGTGTGGGCGTGGGTAAGCAATAAAGCCGACCCTTTCGGCACGACCTCGGGGCAAAACCCGGCGTCGATTATTAAACGATCGTCGATCGTTACGCAGTTGCCGCTACTGCCCGATTTAATTATTCTAACGTCCATTCGCGTATTGTTTTGTTTCCGCTCGCTGCGGAGATTGCTTTTATCAACTTCATAAACGTTTCAGCGTCTCGGTTTGCGACGGCTGTAAATACGTTGCTTACTACTTTAAGGCGGATCGGCGTAGGAACGCTATCTTTAAAAGCGTCTGTAAGGTCGCGTATGCCGTGCTTTTGATTCGCAAAGCGAACGTACTTAAACTCTACGTCTTTACTGGACGCAGCCCCCTGTACGCTTGCAGACGTTTCGTATTCGTACACCATTTCGAAATACGTATTTTCCGGAAACTCGGGAAACGAATCGTCCACCCCGCAGCCCACCGACGTTTCGAGGTCCGCACGTAAGTTTGTAGAGTTCAATACGTCTATTGGACCACGTAATGACCCCACACCGAACTCGACGTACGAGCACGGCCGTTCTATGAATCTCACTAACGTCTGCACGTAATTTCTATGCACGTGCACTTTTACTCTCGTTCGCATACCTTGTTATTTACATTTGCACCCGGATAGCCGATCAAAGCTATCCGGGCAATACGTTGCTATTCTGCAACAACCCCGACACCCGTCTCTACGTATTTGATGTCGGGCTTCACAACGGGCGTGGCTTCTACCACAACTTCGTCCACCTTACACGTCTCAATAACATTCTCGTCGCAGAAACGTAGAGCGGCGCTCAACGTTCCGAATTTGTGCTCCTCCTTTTCGTGGTTAGCTCGCGTTACCCGCACGGTAACGCCTGTATTCGTTATAATGAACTCGCCGTACCCAACAGGCACGAGGTTCGGTTCTCCCGCACGTTTCATATTACGTAATCTTTGAGGGCCAGTTGATACTCTCGACGCGACAGGTTGCAACGATTTTCGTCCGCACGTACGCCCTTGTCGTTCAATACGTGAATCTCGAAATTATTCGTTCCATCGCGGTGGTACACGTCGACGAGAATGTTGGACGCACGTTGTGAAATTACAACCTCGTCGCAGGGATTTACATACGCGTAGATAGCGTCCTTTAGGTTGTCAAAACGTTTAGCACGACCCCCTTGCCACGTACCTACGGTGCCACATACGACGCAAGGACGCTGCGCAACTTCGCTGTATTCAATCTCTTCGGTGAACTCTTCAAAAGACGTAGACTCCTCCCACGTGTTCACATACGTTCTCTTAATCATAACTTTAAGTTTTAAGTACGTTCAGACTATCCGAACGTTTCGAGCTCCGGCGCGGGCACGATCCGCACGTTTCTATTTTCCGGAGCTAAAAGGCTACTGAACCTATCCTTTTGATACGCATATGGTACTACCTTCTTTTGTAGTGCCGTATACCTTGTCCACGATTGCTTTACGTCCTTCTTTGAGCTGGTCGAGGGTGGCGAAGGCGGTCAGCTCCTTCGGTCGGAGCAGCGGGTTGATCTCGACGACACTTTCGCCGATAGCCGCACGTAAACCCCTGACGAGCCTCTCGTAATAGTCGTACTTCTCTACTGCGTCGATAAGTACGGCCACCTCCTCGCGTATAGCCACAATTTTCTTAACTACGGCGTCATGTATCTCTTGAGCGCATATACGATTTTCGGACGTGACGCCTTCGTCGGCAAAGAAGTCTAAATACATACCGTTGTCGATATACGTTCCGGTCGTCACACCGTTTTTGTCTGAGCCAAGCGAGACCCACCGATTCGTTACGTAAAACTGAAACCACAGTCGGCTGAACTTTACGCGTACCCGCTCGCGGGTTTTTTCGTATAGGTCCACGCTTGTCGTAACAGGAAAACGAGGTACGTACATATTCGACCCGGGGCGGAACACCTTCTCGCACGCCTCGTCGATAGCTTTTTTGAATCTTACGTTGAGCACCTTGCCGTCGAAACGTTCTGCCACCTCCAACAGCGTGTTGAGATAATTGCAAAACGCGGTGTACTCACCGATCTGCGCACGTGAAACCGTGATAAATCTTTCCTTCTTGTTCATAGCATTTAAGTTTTAAGTGCGTTCAGACTATCCGAACGTTTCGAGCTCCGGCGCGGGCACGATCCGCACGTTTCGATTTTCCGGGGCTAAATATACGTTAAATGAATTTCACCTGGCCGTTGTACTCCAGCGTCACGGCCTCCTGCGACATTTCCTTCTTTACGTACTCGCACAACGCGATAACGTTCTCGAACTCGGTGATGGCCTGTGCGCTCGTGCAATAAGCGTTCACGATATTTACGTTTTCGTAAACGGTCTTGCCTCTCTCCGACACCCACGCACCGACGGCCGGGGTCGAGGTCGAGCCGCCGAACCACGTTGCCATGCGCTCCATTACGTACTTCTTAACGCGTTCGGCAACCTCCATGTCTACACGATCCACGTCTACCGTGGTAGGTACGTAAATAGCGAACTTGCAGTTGAGGTCGAAGACAAATTTTTGCGTTTTCATTTTTGTTTAAGTTTTTAAGTACGTTCGAACTATTCGAACGTTTCGAGCTCCGGCGCGGGCACGATCCGCACGTTTCTATTTTCCGGAGCTAACCGTTATATTAAAGGAAAGATAAAGAACATATCACCCGCATCGGGCGGGCCTCGTTCGTTCGCCGGACGTTTTATCCGACACGTAACAGAACGACGTTGGGGGTGTCGACGTTCTGCACGCTCTCCGCGTTGTCCACGATGATCGGGAACTCGTCCATACCCCTCGAATCGCGTGCGGATGAAAGTAAAGAGATACATAGCTTCACACGTTCTGCACGATTAACACTTTTAAGCGGCACGCCATTGTACGTCAACGTAAACGTTCCGGTCGTGCGACCCGTTTTTAACGTTTTATCGGTTACGAGCTGCCACCCGTCGGGAAGTTCGGCCTGTACAGCCCGGCGGTCCGCCTCGCGTATCTCGGCCTCCGTTTCGGCGATTCGGTGCTCCAGCTCCCGCACGTTGTCGCGTGCACGTTTCGACGCTTCGACCATACGTTTCGCGTCGGCGATACGCTGTTGCTCCTCGTCGTACGTGTCGAGTTTTGCAGCGATACGCGCGGCTTCGTTGCGTTTTGACGTCATAACCGCACACGCCTCGGAGTACGCAAATTTGATCTCCCGCACGCGCTCCGCTGTGTAGGCACGTTTGCACGTCGGGCAGACGCACTCCATACCTTTGTTCACGGTCTCCACGGCACGGTTGTAGTCGGCGAGGAAAACGCGCTCGGCCTCGTTCAAAGGTTCGCACGTTTCGACGGGGATGGTTACGTTTGCAAGCGCATAACGTTCGGCCGTCTCTTTGTCCGCACGTAACGTGCGCAACGTTTTGCGGAGCTGGTCGGCCTCGCCGTTGTCCATTACGTCCGCCCGCACGAGTACCCGGCGCAACTGGTCCGCCGTTACTTGCGGATCGGCTAACGTATTAACGTCAGCACACGCCGCCGCAAACTCAACGTCCACGCCTTTGTCCATCATAGCCCGCACGAAATCGGTTTGTGTTACGGCGTGACCGTTCACGTATAATTGCGTGCCCTTTGGGGTCAGTTCACGCCGGATCGACAACCCGGCAAACGTTTCGAGCGTGACGGCCGTCGAAACGTTTTGCCGATCGACACCGGCCGGGATAACGTCAAACCCGTTCAACGTGCGGCCCGTCAGCGTCCAATAATACGCATTTACTAACGTGGTTTTTCCGCCTCCATTTGCCGCCGTTTTGCTTTGGAGGGGCAAAACGTGCGGTCCGCCGCGAAACGCGGCGAAATCGTCTAAAATTACGTTCATTTGCTTTACAGTTTTCCCGGACCAACGGCGGCCCGGCTTTTCGCGCCCCGTGCCCGGCGTGATCGGGCCGCCCGCCTAAAGCGGGAAGCGGGGCAAATTTCGCCGATCGGGCGGCGATGCGTACCTTTGTACGTTTCCGATCGGATCGGCGAAATATAAACGGTAAAAGCCGCCCTTTTCGGGGCGGCTTTTCGGCGATACGTTGTCCGGCTTTACATTTTGTCCGGATCAAGGCCCGCGGCGATCAGCATAGCGCGCAAACGTTCGTTTTCCGACATAGCGGCGGCGGCCTTCGATTCGGCGGCGGCTACCTTTGCCGAAAGGGTTTCACGTGCAGCCTTTTCGGGCAGTTCGTACGCTTCGACGTCGGCGGCGGCCTTTTCGAGTTCGGCGGCGGCCGCTTCCCTTTCGGCTTCGAGCGCATGAACGGCCGACCATGCGTCATTCAAGCGTTTTTCAAGTTTGGCGGCGTCCGATTCGGCCGACATGATACGGGCGGCGGCCCGTTTGATCGACATTTCGGCGGCCAGCGCGTCGGTCATGCCGTCAATATCGGCGTCGGCAATCACAAGCCTTGAAAGCTTTTCCGTTCCGTCGTCCTGCGTCTGAATCGTGGCCCGGAAAAAGTTCCCGGTGCGCTTCTCAAAGTTGAGGCCCTTTTCAGACAGGTGCGGCAACTTTGCACGGAGAACCGCGGCGGCCTTCTGTTCGATCGGGGACAATTCGCGTGCAGGCGTTTCGGCGGTTGCAGCCTCAACGGCGGCGTTTTCAACGGTTGCGGCCTCAACGGCGGCGTTTTCAACGGTTTCGGGGTTGCTCTGTACGTTTTTCATAATGCGTAAATATTTAATTGGTTAATGGATAGTTTAGACGCGTTTTTGCGTTTGTACCGCCGCCGGGCGCGACCCGGGCAAACGCTTTACGTTTCGGCGGCAAACCTTATTTTGCGAGTGCGATGCGCATAATCGCTTTGCAAAGGTTGGAACGGTCGACAGGCTCAAAGCCTGTTATTTCGTCGCGTTTTACCGTCACCTTTTGAAAGAGCGGGAACGCGCTACCCGCGCGACGTGCCCAAACATGGAACACGGTTTTTAACTCTTTGATTTCGTGTCAAATACACCGTGCCGTCGATTTGACACGAACTTTCATACGTCGTAATTGCTTTCATATCTTAAAATTTTTAATATATTCCGGCCGAACCTATTCCGGCCGCTTACCGAGGGTAAAATTACAAAAACGTTTTGAGACGTGCAAGTTTTTCGACCACTTTTTTGCAAAAATTTACATACCTATTATATATATCGCTGCTCCAGTCGATCGGGCCGCTGCGGATTGTTCTAAAAGTCGGATTTCTTGTAACGTATTGATACACAGGAAGTATAACAAAATCTTATCGTCGGGTCGCTTGGTATAAAAAATCTTCATATCCACAAAATTTTCACAACTTATTGATTTACAGGCTATTAAGGTGGGATATGTAACTGACTGAAAACCAGTCGAATAGTTTTTAAATTTTTTTATATACACACGTATATCACTGAAAATCAATACGGTGCCAAAAAGTGGGATATGAAAACGAGTTTTCAAAACTTTTCTGGAAAATCGGCACTTTTCGAAAACGGTCATTTTCTCAAAAAAGTTTAGATTTTCATATCCCACCACCAACAAAAGGCGCGTAACGTGCTGAAAACGAACCGAAACAGGCCTGTTTCATATCCACACCGCTGGGGGAAAATCGCGCAAAGGTCTGAAAATCAAGGAGAAAAAAATTCAACTAAATGCCTTTTTTTTTGTTCTAAATGTCCTTTTTTCACTTTTCATTTTGCAATCTGTTTAGTATCAATAGTTTAGCCCCTTTTTTATCCCCACACTTATTTTTGACTAACCGCGCAAATGCCTGTAAATTAGTGCGTTGCGCAGTTAGTCAAAAGGTCCCATTTTGGAATTCGACTGTACCTAAAAAGTTAAGTTGCTGATAACCAGCAATTTATAATCGGAATAGGTTGACCGGATTATGCGGACATTTAGAACATTTTTACATAAGTTGTTGAGTTTCAACAACTTATCAGCGTTCCACGTGGAACAACTTATCAGCGTTCCACGTGGAACGCCACAATACTGGACATTTAGAACATTTTCCAGGCGTCCCGATCTTATCGCCGAAACGGCGATTTTCGCCTGTTTTCTCGCTTTTCGGCGTCCCGATCTTATCGCCGAAACGGCGATTTTCGCCTGTTTTCTCGCTTTTCGGCG